TAGTCTTGGTATCAAAATCTTTTGTGTCTCCAGTAAATCTTGTTTGAACTGTTGCTCCTTCCATGTTCTCACTTCCTTTCTATTAAAAAAAGTGAGGTTTTTGCCACCCCACCTTTAAAGGCTTTTTAACTAGAAGCAACAACTGTTCCTTTTCCAATTATATTAATTGTTATTGTAAAGTCTCCTTCATCTTCTGCTGCTCCACCTAAATCACTTAAACTAAATGATACAGGTACTTGATATGTTGTATACTCTAGTACTGAATTATTTATATCAGTTAATAAATCAAATTGCATCAACTGATTACTGAATTGTGCTATTTCTCCTGTTGATATTAATGTATGAATATCTCCTAATAGAGATACAATAGCCTCATTATTCATATCTATTTTAATAGAGCCTTCTATTGACATTGCCACACCAGTTTTAATTGCTCTTTGTATTGCATCACAATAGACATAAAAAGTTTTTTCTTCAAAATCTGTATTAAAACTTAATTCTGATGCAGTGCACATTGGAGTAAATACAGGATTTTGAGTTGTTCCAGTGTTTACTGACAAGTTTTTGATAAACTCTCTATTATTAATAAAATGATTGTACATAACTCTCCTCTCTATGCCACTCTATTTACAATACATTGTAAAGTTGTGGTATATGCTACTCTACGAATTTCCATATATTGAATTGCTCTAGGATTAGCCATTTGTTTGAATATTAATTGCCATTTTTGATTATTAAAATCTATTAATACACTCTTTCCTATTAATCTACCTATTTCATTTATAACTTCATATTGGTCTTTGATGTTATCTCCATATACATTAATAGTAAAATAATTAAATAAAGCATTATCATTGTTATAGAATACTATCTTTTGTCCTGAAGTTTCTTGACATACTATTACTTTTGTATCTAAATCGTTAGTTGAAAACTCTGCTTTAAACTTGTATCCTTCTATTATAGATTTTAAATATTCAATCAAAACTAAATTTTTATTTTTAATATCTGTCTCTGTCATAATCTATTTCCTTTTTCTGCTTGTTTTACTGCTCTACTTACTATTTGTTCTTTTTCTCTTTTAAACTCTGTATAATACCATTGAGGATAAGTATTTGGATTAGTCCAGCGAGTTCCTTCTGGATATTTCCAAACATATTGAGCATATTCAACACTTCCATCTGTGCCTAAATAATAACTATCTTTAGCATATTTAGTTACTCCCTGTGCCATTGAACTTTCATTCAAATCTCCATTCAAATATGGGAAATGTTTTTTATCATTAGTATAATCTAATGTTATTCTTGCTATATTAAATACTGTATCATCAATATATTTTTCAAGTTTTCTAATAGGTAAATCTTTAGGAATATCAATCTTGACATTAATCATTTTACTGCTACTGTAAAATTGACAATTTTATTCCAAATCCAATTATCTTTAACTTTTAAAATAGAAAATGTCCTACCATCTATAATTAGTTGGTCGCCTTCTTTAACATCTACACAATGTTTTAATATGAAATATCCTTCTGCTTCTGGAACGGTATACATACCAAATCTATCTGTCATATCTACATTGTAAGGACAACAAACTACATTAACTTCTATTTTATCTTGGTCATCATAATAAGAACTTTCATTCCTGTTATTTTGAACTAAAATAGCAGGTATTCCATTAACATTAAACATTAGTTACTCCATGTTAGATTGATTGTTCTATTTTGGTTAAGTTCTTGTCCTCTATAAAGATAACCGTTATTGGCTAATATTCTTAATGCAAGAGTTGAATAATCACTTTTAAATTCGTTTCTCATCTCTCCTGCTTTTACTTCTCCCTTATAATCAATAAGTGGAATATCATATTCGTACATAAACCTTAGTTGTTCCATAGAGGCATTTTTAATAGGTGTAGGAACTGTGTCTTTATCCCACTGCCCTCTATACCTAAGCCCGATTTGTGAGTAAATCATTTCACAGGCTGCCTCTATTTTCCAACTATCTGCTTGTGGCATTTGTGTATTATATTTATTATTAAATTCTTCTATAGTAAAGAAAGTCATAATAAGACCTCCTTCCTAATTATGCTGATACTTCTTCAACTAATTTTAAAATTGCATTTGGTTCTACAACTTTAGCACCAAACATAATGTTTCCTTCCATTACATAGTAACCTGGGAAACCTGGATAATTTCCGTTGTATTCTACGAAACTATCAAAGAATGTATCTCCAACTACTGCTAATGGATTGTAGAAATATCCTTTAACATCTGTTAACATACTATCATTGATTGGGAATATTTGAATACCATATGCTTCATCTACTACACCCATATCTACACCTTTAACACCAATTTCAGTTTCAAATTTTAAAATTGAAGTTAATGCTGATACTAAGTTAGCATGTTCTGTTGCTGCAAGTCCTAATCTGTAATCTTCATATACATTTTTATTGAATAGATTTGCTTTTAAACTATTTAGTGTTGAAATATATCCTGCTTGGTCTGATGGATTCCATTCTGCTTCATTAGTTACTCCTGAAGCAAGTACTCCAAATCCATAAGTATCTATTCTTTGTGCTACTGCTTGGTCTTTTTTATCCATAGCATTTTCTAATGTATTAATAAAGTTAGTTCCTGCTACTAATACTGGGATTTGAATTGAATAATCCATTGGTAATTCAGTTAAATCAACTTTTACTGAACTATATCCTAATAGACTAGGAGTTAATGCAGTTGTGATTTCTTTTGTTTCTCTTACATTAACTGTTGCATCTGCTGATTTTAATACTTCTATCATTGGAGTTCCAGCATTTCTTAATTCTCCAATAAAGTTAGGATTTAAAAATTTGTAGAAAACTGAACGATATAATAAACTATTATATATTCTTTTTGCTACACTTTGTAAATCTAAACTGTAAACACCATCTTGAGTGTAATTCATATTTTATCTCTCCTTTTTTATACTTTCCTTAACATATCTCTTAAACTTGTTTTTCTTGTTATGTTAGGCTTTGGTTTTTCTTGTGGTTGATTATTAAAAGTTGTATCATTTGGAACACTTGGTTCATTAGATACAGGAAAATAAGTTGCTTTAAATTTCTCTTTAATCATAGCAATTGCTTTACTATCATCCGTCTCATCTTTGTAAAGAGTATTTCTTAATTGAGTAATTTCATCAAACTTATCTTTTCCAAATCCTTGACTTACCATTTCAACTTGTAATTTCAATCCACTATTTGCATTAGTTAGTTCTACATTTTTTGCTTGTAAATCGTTAAAACTCTTATCTAAGGTATTATATTTAGTTTCTAATTCCGTATAATTTGAAGTGCTTTCTTTTAATGCCTCATTACGAGCATTATCAACTTCCTCGCTTAAAACATATCCCTTCCTAATATCTTTTTCCAACTTTTCTAGATTAATATCATCATTGGATAGTTGGATATCCTTGTTTGTTAGATATTTGCTAATATCCATTTTTTTCTTCCTCCTATTGTCGACATATTTAGAAGTGCAATAGTGCCTTTATAAGCACCACAGAGCAAGTCGGGATGAAATAACTTACTCTGTGCTACCTGTAAAGGTAACACTATCTTTTTATTGCAGTTACTTGTTTTCTTAATTCTTTTGTTGGTAACTGGTCTTTTAAATCTCTTATATTTCTATTAATAGCATTTATTCTTTGTCTATACTTATCTGCTTCTGCTTGGTTTCCTATGCTTTCTGCTATTTTCATATTTGTTTTTAAGTTTTCTTTTTCTAATGTTAATCCATTTACTTTTTGTCTTATATGGTATAATTCATCTGCTTCTTCTTTTGTATATTCTTGTGGTCTTTTTTGACTATTATCCCAATATATTGATAATGTGCATTTGCAGTTAGGGTGTAATAAATCTCCTGTTTGTTCTGTTGCTTCTCTACCTATTATTCTTTCTACTGCTGATTTTGTTAATCTTTTATTTTGATTAGCAAAACAATACTCACAACTAAAACTATGAAAAGGTATTATGAAATATTTACTTCCTATTCTATCTGCATCTCCCATAGTTGTATTCCATCCTGCTCTTGTTAAGTTAGTATTATGAACCATTGACAAATAACTAGATAATTGCACTTGCCTTACTGGTTCTTGTAATTTATTAAAATAAGTTATTACTTGATTAACATTTTTATTATAGTTTTCTAATGTCTTATTTAAGTATGTATCTTCATGTAATCTATCTACATTTATTTTTGAATTATTATATATTTTTTCTGTATTCCTTTTAAATCGTGCTTCAAATTTTTGAAACTCACTTTCTGGAACTAATTTAAAAAACTCATCATCTATTACCCAATCTAATGTATCTTTATATTTTTCATTAAATCTACCTAAATTGATTGCTTCTGTTACATTGTTTTCATGAACCATTTCTTTCAATTTATCAATTTGTTTATCCATAAATTCATGGTCTATATTATCCCATATTTTAGATAACTCTTTATTAAAATATTCTTCACTTCGTTGCTCTGTTAAGCATCTAAAGAATAACATCTTGGTTTCATTTTGTTTTTTAGTATAATAAGCATTTACATTAAAAACTTGTTCTGCTATGTATTGGCTAGTATTCTTCATAACCTATTTTAATTTCTTTCTCTTCTTCTTTATATGCCTTAATTAATTCTGTATCTTTTGTTGGCTCATCTAATAATTTATTTATTATTGGAGTTATAATCTTGGCTCTTACTGAATAAGGAATACTAGCAGTTCTTTGAATTGCTTGTAATACACTTAATTTTTTCATGTCATCTAGTCTTTCATTATCTCCAAAATCCCAAACCATATCTGCTGGAATTATGTTTTCTTTCATGTTTTGACTTTGTTGTAATTTAACTACATTTTCTATTAAATGATTAACTTGTGGCTCTAATTGTTTTTTAATAGCCTCTACTGTCATTTCTGTTAAGTTAGCATTTAAGTCTATACTTGCTACATTTTGATAACTGTCTTTTTCATATCCAAATGTTGCTGGGCTTAAATTAGCCATTTGTATAATTTGATAATCACAAAATTTAAAACTATCTATATATTGTTGGCTTCTTATATCTCCCTGTAAGAACTCAAACAACTGGTGTTCTCTATCTCCAGGCAATAATGTAAAGTAATCTTGCATGTGATTAACTTCTATTGTACTTACTTCATACATATTAGAAGATGGTCTCCAATTACCTGCTATATCTCCTGTTTGATAGTGTTGTGTTGTTACTATTCTTGTTTTTGTTTTTTCTATCTCTTCTGCAAACACATTTAAGATACTCATTTCTTCATTGATTAATTTTTCACTATCTTTAAAGAAATCTTGTCCGATATCTATATTAATCAAAGGCTCATAAGGTAAATTGTAAACTGGCTTATAATCACTATCTGTTATCCTATTAAATCTATCTAAACTTATTTCTACCCATTCTTTATCTTTATGTTGTCTTTCATAAGCTTTAAATCTTAACAATGATGTTCCATTTCCTTTATTTTCAATATGTCTTTCTAAACTTAATTCAAAATCATCATATTCAAAATCTTGTATAATATCTGCTTTAATAATCTTGTCATACTTTTGAACTAAATTATGTATATCACATTTTTTTAAACATTCTAGATATACTTTATTATCAAACTTGTGTATATATATAAATGCTTCTTTGTCATATACTGCTTCTTCTAAGGCTTTTCCTAATGTTGGCATTAGCCAATTAATATCTAATCCTTCTGTTTGTGTTACTAAATCACTACCAAATAATTGATTACGAATATATGTTGCTATTTTCTTTGCTGAAGGAGCAACTACATATCTTTCTTCTTCTTTTATATTAGGTATTCCATTTGTATAACCTGGCATTGTAACTTTTGCCTTAATTTTTATATAAGGACTTTGTAATAACATTGACTTTCTTATTTTGCCTTCCATTATGCATCTACTCCTTTTTCATCTATAACTCCCCAATATGTTTTCATGGCTTTTTCATCTGTTTTTAGCAGTTTTACAGGCTTTAACATCCTTCCAGATATAATATTACCAAACAACTCTTTATGCCCTAAAATAAGCACATATTGAGTGTTTAAATTGCTTCTATCATTTATCTTAATTGTTTTAATCTTTGTTCCGTTATAAAACATTATTAATTTCCATCTCTTCTTAAACATAAAAAAAGACACACACCTTTCTAATCGGTATATGCCTCTCATTGCACCTTTCGGTCAATATTGCACTTCAATTCTAGAACATTATATCATAAAACTTAATTTTTGTCAAGTTCTATGATTATTCTATTCCCATCTTGTTTAATTACTACTTCTTTATCTTGTAATCCCACTTTTTCAACTAAGATTTTTGGTATGTTTACATAATAGCAGTTTAGTTTCTTTTCTTTTTTTGCAGTATAGTAATACATTTTATTTATCTTTGCCATTTATATCACTTACACTTTCCTCAATCTTATCTGCTATAAATCTTAATGTTTCTCTGATAACCTCTTTATCATTTTTTTCTAAATCTACTTCTCTTAACATATCTGCTAAATTCAATAAATCTAACATTGTGCTATATCTAACACTCAATTCTTCAATTCTTTCTTTCATTATTCATCTTTCTTTCCATACTTATATACTATAAATGTATTTAATATTCCAATGCCTATTCCTATAATTGAAAATATAGCAAAATCTTTTATAGGCATATTTTCTGCTAAACTACATATTGCTAAACATATTATTACTGTAATTCCTATCAATAAATCCTCAACCCACTTTTTTAATACTCTTCTCTTCATTTTTATTCTCCTCCATTTGCTAATTCAAGCAACCTTTCTATTCCTTCATCATAACTATTAACTTCTATTATTTCACCATCATCTTCTTTTTGATACCAATCCATTGAATAATAAATAGGTAATGATGGTAACTGGTCTTTTGTTTTATTTATTATCCACGAATATCCTTTATTAGTTCCATTACTTCTTTTTAATAAATACATTTTATTTAATTCATATCCTCTAATTGTATCATCATAATTTCTTAATGTTTTTATGTCCGTTTTAGTATATATTAAACTCATTTTATATTACCTCCTTTATTATTCCCCTAATAATCTTTTTTTATAAGAATAATATGTTTGATGTAATGATGTACTTAGTATTGTTTTATTATTCTCTTGTATTTCATAAAATTTTGGTCTTCTTCTTTTACTTCTATACCATCCTGTCATGTATCCTTCTTTTACTATAAAATTATATTTGTTCTTTCCTACTTTAACCTCTTGATTAAACACTTCTAATATTTCCATTTTAATTCACCTCTTTAATTATTTGCTAGTTTTTGTTGAGAACTAGCAAACTCAATTTTTATTTAGATATGTCTTTAGATATATCTAATGCATATTCTAATTCAATTATAATGTTTTTATAACCTTCTTGTCTTTCTAAGTTTTGTTCATCAATGTCTTTTTGTTCTTCTTCTTCAAGTTCTTCTTTATACAACCTAATTAATTGTTGTATATTTTCTTTTAATGTTAATCCTTTGTGCATTTCTTTCATCCCTTTCCTATCATCTGTATTTTTCAACAAGGCTTTGAACTTGCTTTGGCTACATTATAGGAAGAAGTTATTTTGTTTTTTCTTTTATAACTTTTTCTATTTTGTTTACTGTTTTTAAAGACATTCTATAATGGTCTTTTTCATCATTTTCTATATATTTTATTTGTGCTTCTTTTTCACATTTAAGTATTTTATTTAATATGTCAACATCATAACCTCTTAATCTTTTGTATGTCATCATTGCAATCATTCCCTTTCTTTTTTTAATTATACATACATTATAACATAATAATATTATAATGTCAATACTTTTTTTAAAAAAAACTAATTTTTTTAGTCTTTTTTATAAATATAGTGGTCTTTATAGATAAAATAAGTCTCATCTTCTCTACAAGCCTTACATCTTGTTCTTAATATTAGAGGTATTTGTTGGGATATTCCTAAATCTTCTAAATTTTTAAGATATTCTTCTATGTTAATTTCACATAAGAACCTATGTGTCTTTTTGCATTTTATTTTCATTATACTATCGGACTTCTACCTGTATCTTTATATAAATCTATTATATATCTCAAAGCATCTATACTGTGGTCTTTATCTTTAACATAGCAATTAACACCTTCTTTTATAGAACGAACTTTATCATATCTATAACCCTCTAATTCAATTAACCCCTCATCCTTAACACTTTCTTCATAATGCCCATCATTTGTAAAATATCTTATACTTGGTTTATTCAATACATATAAATATTCTTTATAAAATAAACTTTGTAAATATTGAACTCCATTATCTACACTTCCAGCACCTTTTTTGGCTAAACTATGACTTATTCCATCTGCTATAAGTCTATTATCAAAATGACTTGCTTCACTATCTATTACTATTTCTGTTATTGGTATATTAGGATATTTATCTTTTAGATATGCTAGAAACATTCTTAACTGGAAACTATAATATTCAGTAGTAGGGTCATCATGTTCTATTTCAGGATTATGATAATATATTTCTAATCTCACTAATACCCATTTACGACTATCTTTGTGATAACATAATGCTATTGGCACAAAAGTAGTAGGATTTACTGAACCATAGTCTATACCTATGCCTATTTCCCTAATTACAAACCCTTCTAGACTATGTAACTTGTTTATTTGAGTAAATACCCTACCTTCTGCTATTACCCATTTATTAAATACTTTTTGCTCTCTTAATGAACCTTTTGGAAAAGCATTTACTGCTTCTCTTATCTTCTCTTCTGTATCTAATACCGGATTGTCAAAAGGATAAAACACATACTTAACCCAATCTGTCATATCAATATATTTCAATTTGTATGGGTGATTTTCATTACCTTCAACATTAAAACTATCTATTCTTTTGTAATAAGGATGTCCTGCATAACTCATTTGTCTACCAGGTATTTCATCAAAAGACTCCATTAGTTGTCCTTCGTATATTCTTGCTGCTTCATCTACCCATACAAATATTAAAGGCTTACCTAATATTCTATTGAATGATAATTTGTTATTAAACCCAAAGAAGTAAAATCTCATATTGTATATTTCTAGATATTTATCTTGTTGCCCGAACTTTAAAACATATTCTTTACCATTTTTAAAATGATATTCTTTATTTAATATGTTTTCTAAATTGTCTACTATATTAGATTTTACTGTGTCTGTTGTCCACCCTATTATTGCTCCACAATATTCTCTAGGTATATATTCTGGATTCTGTCTTTGTTCTTTTTCATATTGATTTAATTTATCTGCATATTCTATTAATGCTCCACATATATCATAAGTTTTACCACTTTGAGTAGAACCTAATACTGATATATTAGGAACATTAGGACTTATTATGTCTTTTCTTAGACTTACTTGTTTTTTTGATAGTATCATTACCTGCCTCCTCTTGAAGTGCAGTTATTTTTTTATTATTCTCTATTATCTTTTTTGTGGTCTTTCCTTGACATCCACCACTATTCAAATCTTGTAATATCAATTCTTCATTTTCTAATTTTAACTTTTCTTCTTCTGATACTATTATTCCATTACTATCTTTGATTAGATAGTTTTTACCTTTTTTTATAAATTCCATTTCTAGTCCTCCTAAAAAATTACTTAAACTAAATTCATTTTTTTCGTTTAAGTCTTTAAAATTGATTTGCTTCATACTTCTTCTATCTCCATGTTGTATTTATATTCAAATAATTTCTTCTTTAATTTGTATACTTCTGTTCTATACCCTTTTGTATCTACTACATGCAACTTATTATCTTCAGTAGTTATATAAGTAAAATCTGCTATGTATTGCATTTTTCTTACTGTTCTATTATTTATTTTATATGTTGGTATTAATTCAAATGGCACTTGTCTTTTTAAATCTTTTATAATTCCTGTTTTTTCCATTAACTTTAATTTACAAAAATAATTATATTCTTTTTTTGAAGCAAACAAGACACCATCAAAATATATTTTTTTATTATGATATTTATTCTGCATCTTGATACATTACCTTTTCTAAATCAGAATTATCTACTATATTTATATTAATACTTGGTGTTTCTGCTTGTGTTTCAATTAATTCTCCTAATACTTCTACTATTGTTCTATAATTACTTGCATTACCATTTATAGCACCTTTTATTAATCCTAATGTTGTTAATTCTCTATATGTTATTCCTTTTTTGTTTTTTTCATTTAATAACATTTCTAATGTTTTTTTCATAGTGGCTTTTTCTTGTCTAGCCTTACCACTAGCAATTCCACCCATTGTGGCTATTTGTCTTTGTTCTTCCTTTGTTCTTTCACTTAAAGGAATGAGATTTTCTTGACCTTTTGCCACTATATCACCACCTTTTTAAAATAATATCTAAAAACCTACTATAACTATATTTTTTATCTTTTTCTTGTTAATAAGTAAAATATAGGCGTATCTAGTGCTGCCAACAAAAATTTAACTAAATACTGTCCTACAAACATATTTAATAAACCAATAGGATTATTCCATAACCAACCAAATCCTAATCCAAAAGATATTCCAATAAATATTATTGTATCTAGAATCTGTGAAGTCATCGTGCTTGCATTATTCCAAATCCACCTTCCGCCAGCCGTACTTCCATGTTTTGCAATATATTTATCTCTTATCTTATGAAATATATACACATCCCAACTTTGCGATATAAAGTAAGCTACTAAACTCCCTATTACAAATATTATATTTTGTCCTAATAACATATTATACGCATTTTGCATATCTGGGTTTGTTGCAGGTAGTGTCTGCGTAAATACAATTAATAAAGTTGCTATTGTTTGGCATATAAAACCAAATAAAACTGCTTTATTTGCTTCTTTCTTTCCCCATATCTCTCCAATAACATCTGTCATTAAAAATGTAATAGCATAACATAGCGCTGCTCCTGGTATTGATATAGTTATACCACCAATAAGTTTTATGCCAGTTTCAATTGTTTTTGCTGTCACCACATTAGATATGACTAATGATACAGCAAATATCATACATAATAAATTTAAGTTTTCTTGTGTTTTTTTCATATTATCTCTCCTTAGTTTTTTATAGTAGGTTTTTGCATACTACTTTATATTATTCATACTCTACCGGGTCTTCAACTCCATTTTCTTTAAATGCTTTCAATCTATCAATACAAGTTCCACATTTACCACATTGCTTTTCTTTTCCCTCATAACAGCTCCACGTTAGTTCATAAGGAACTTTTAATTCTAATCCTATCTTTACTACTTCTGCTTTATTTATATTTATTAAAGGTCTTTCTATTGATATTTTTCCATAAGTTCCAATATTAATAGCTTTATTCATTGCTTCTGCAAATTCTGGACTACAATCTGCATAAGCACTTCCTGTTGCATCATCTGCATGTGCTCCATAAAATATCTCTACTTCTTCATTAGGAAACAAACTATCTGCATAAGCAGTCGCTATACTTAATAATAACCCATTTCTAAATGGTACATATGTATCTACTCTGCCATCTTTATTTGCTTTGATTTGTTCTTCATAACTACATTCTTGTATATCTTTACCGCCTTTTACTAATGAACATACATTACTAGCATACTTCATTATATTTGATATATCTTCTTCTATATGACCTACTCCATAATATTCTGCTATTTTTCTAGCACACTCTAATTCTTTATCGTGTTTTTGCCCATAATATAAACTTGCAGTAATAACATTTTCTTTTCCATATTTATTAACTGCTATCCCGATACAAGTTGTACTATCAACTCCCCCACTACTTAATACTAATGCTTTCATAATACCTCCTAATAATATTTATCTGCATATTCTTGTAATTTGCTCCACGCTAACATATTTTGTAATTCTATTTTATCGTACCAACCGTTTGCACTTTTAGCTCTTTTATTATCTGGTTTTTTATATTGATACATTTTATTATTTTTAAATTCATAAATACTACCAAACCTACCGCCCGATTTCCAACTCGTACTATCAACCGAATAAAAATGGTATTTTTTCATTAATTTTAAATTAGTAAATCCTAATCCGTGTACTTTACAATTATTTTCTTTTGCTATCTTTAATAATGGTATAAACATATCATATTGAGAAGATTTTATTTCTTTTGCTACAATTCCTCCTATTGCTACATAATCATATTCTTTTGTTAAACGGAACCACTCGTCTAGTCCTCTTTTTACGTGCCATACTGGTATACATTTTCTACCAGTCTTTTGTTCTAGATATTTTGTGTATTCTTTAACTTTTTCATATCCTACAATTACGTCAATGTCTAATTCAAAAAAATTCTTAACTTTATTTTTAATGATAAAATCGACATATTTATCTATATATTCTTTCCAATCTACTTTACCTTTAAAATTATTCATAAATGTAAATGCTCCGCTATCTAATAAAAATAAATCTTTTTTATTAAGATATTCTAATTGCCAATCTTGTATATACCAAAAACTCTCTAATATATATTTTGTATAATTAAGATATTTTCTTGTATTTTTTGTTGCAGCATAAGTACCGGCTAAACATATTTTCATATCTCAATCTCTTTATTACAATAAGGACATACTATTGTTTGTTTTTTTTCTTCTTCTTTTTTAACTTCATTATCTTCATAAAAATCTTCAAAATTGATATCTTCTATTTTGTCAAAACCATATTGTTCCATATCTATATCTAAATCTTCTAATTCTTCATCTAATAATTCAAAATTCCAACTTGATTTTTCACTAACCTTATTATCTGCTAATCTAAATGCCTTAATTTGTTCTTCTGTTAAATCATCTGCCACTATTGTTGGCACTTCTTCTAAACCTAATTCTATACTCGCTTTGTATCTTGTATGTCCTGCTATTATTACATTGTTTTTATCTACTATAATTGGAACTTTAAAACCAAATTGTTTGATGCTATTTGCTACATATTCTACTGCATCGTCATTAAATCTTGGATTATTTTCATAAGGTATTAATTCTTCTATTTTTTTATTAACTATTTTCATTGTTCCTCCTTAAATTACAACAGTCTTCTTTATTTGGGTTAAAATTATTAACCCAATACTTATAAGCATTATCTTCATCTTCGCATACACTTATCTGTGGTATTTTAATTTTACTTATTATTCTTTGTTTTTCTTTTAAAGGTAAGTGTTCATATCCACTTTGTTTTATTGTATGTTTACTATAATCTATATTAAACCATTTTCTTATCCAATGATTTACTCTTAAAAATTCTACTTGTGCTTTTTCTATACCTAAACTATTCAATTTATCAAAATCTATATATTCTTCAATTAATGGACTTAATCTTATTGCTACATCAAATCCATTATCTTGTAGTTTCTTTATTGCTTCTACTCTTTTGCTTGGTATACTTGCTTTTTCATAATCTAGTTTTCTATATAAATCATCATCTAAACAAGTTGTAGTTATTTGAAAGTGTGCTAAATCTTTATCATAAATTTTTAAATACTCGTCATTTGCAACTATATGACTTTTAGTTACTATCAAATAACCTATTTTATATTTATTCAATAATTTAATTGTTTGATAAGTGGCTCTGTATTTTAATTCTAATGGCTGAAAGCAATCTGTCATACCACCTAATCTTACTATACTTCCTTTTGGTATTCTTCTAATTGCATTTCTTATTTGTTTCATATTACCAACTACTGGCTTTTGTGCATTCCATAGTCCTCTAAAATCAAGCAGTGATTTAGCATAACAATATTTGCAATCATGTTGGCAACCACAACCATATGTATCTAATCTTGTTGTATATTTACATTTTGATTTTTCATTACCTTCTACTTCTTTATAAAACAAACTAAAAGACTTCATTATTTTCCTTTCTTTGCTCTTTTAGGTAATTTTCTATCTCCTGTTTCCTTATTCCAATGCTCTACCATTTTCTTTCCTAATTTATCTTTATTTGCATTAAAAAATTTACGTTGACTTTCTGAAACATACGGCATATTATATCTCTCCTCTCTTGTGCATATAAGACAAACTGCCTTTTCTTGGATAGTTGTAATGTTTTATTACTTTATTTGTAAATTTTTCAGTAGGTTTCTTTTTCATTAGTTCTTGATAGAAATAATAATCTTCTACTGCTCTTATTTCAGGACATCTTGTATCTCCTATAAACTCTTTTCTCATGAACTTTACACTACCTACTAATATATCTTTAGTTTTTGGTGTTACTTTCCATATTTTGCCTATATTATCCACTAAATTAAAATATATCAAGTCTGTTCCATCTAATTCTTTTAAACTTTCTTCAAAACTATCAGTAAAGTAATCATCACTACCTAATAAAACTATATATTCGCCACTTGCAGTATCATATCCTCTATTTACTGTATATCCTACACCTTTGTTTTCTTCATTGTATAAAAGTATTATGTTTCTATCTTTTATGTTTTTACATCTATATTCTAATAAATTATTCCATGTGTTATCTGTAGAACCATCATCTATTACTATTATTTCTATATCATTTCTTTTTGGTATACTATTTAACGCTCTTATAACCCAATGTTCTTGATTATAAACAGGAATTATAACCGTAACTAAATTCTTTCTACTATTCCCTGACATTCTAATTCACTTACCCTTATTTTTTTCATATCTGTTACTTCGTTGTATTTATAATGTATATTTGTTTCTAAATCCCATAATCTTTTTAATGTTCTTACTTTTATTAATTCATTTGGATTATATTTTGGTGTTTTCTTTAAATACTTTCCCCAATTACTTTTAGGCTTGATATAATTAAAACTAGGTATTCCTTTTTTTATCAAATCTAAATCTACTCTTTTCATATCTAAATCACATATAACTGCATTTTCTCCATGTATACAACCTATCTCTCTAAATGCTGGTAAATTAGTTACTATTACTGGTGTTCCTAATATTAAACTTTCACATACTGATAATCCAAATGCTTCATGGTCGCTTAATTGAACTAAAAAACTAGCCTCTGCTATTTCTTTACTTAAATCTAATTTAGGTTCTTGTCTGTGTATGTTTCTACTATTCCAACGATAATGTCTATTAGTATATATATCCCATGTGTATTTTATTCCTGCATTATCTAACATAGTCGCTAATTTATTTATTCTTTCTCCACCTTTTTCTGGACTTAATCTTGTTGCACTTATAAGATGTAATCCTTCTTTTTTAGGAACATTTATTTTTTTAATTGCAATAGGATTATATATTAATTCTGCTTCTATACCTGTTAATTCTTCAAAACTTTTCTTTGCTACTTTTGAAACTGCTATATACTTAAACCCTTCATACATAATTGGTTTAAAATTAGTATGTTTATAATCACAATGTATTATCTGATATTTTTCTTCTGCTTCTACTGGTATGTCTAATCTATAATTACAAAAAAATCTTTTACATTTAATTGTTCCCATTTTATCATTATACTTGATTACTTCAACATTTTTAGAAAGTCTTTTTATTTGTTCTAAATTGCCTTCACGATATATAACTACAAAATTTTTATATAAACAAGACAAATACCAAAAATGGCTTTCAACTCCACCAATAGTATTTATTTTTTTAAAATAAAATACATTTTCATACATACTGATTTCTCCTTATAGGCACTAACCAACCCTCCAACAGTTCTACACATGCCTATCCCTGTTCCCATATACTACCCTTTTTATTATAATACTGCTTTTACTTTTTCATTAATAGACTTTGCTAATTTTAAAGCATCTTTTTTATTTGTAAAACTTTTAAATGCTCCATATGGATTACTTACATTCCATACTTCTACTATTTCTGTTTTCTTTTCTGTTATAATAAATTTATCTTCATCTTTTCCTGTTATTTCACTTTTAGGCACAGGCTTTTTTATTTCTTTATGATTGTAATCTAAATTATTTATCTTTTTAGTAAATAATGCTTGTTCATATTCACTTGCTCCATGTTCTCCAATTTTTTCTGTTCCTAATTCTAAATAATCTACTCTTGTTAATAATTGAACTGTGTTTAATTCAAAATAATTTCCTTTAATATCTTCATATTGTGAAAAATTTTTGTTCTCTATGTTAATATTTTTCATAAACTCTTCTAAATCTAATTCATACTTTATCATAAACTAATTCCTTTCATACTTTTTCTTAATTGATATTCTAATTCTTGTTCTGTCTTATATTCATCTGGTATTGCATTGATTTTTTTTAATTCTCTCCAATACTTTCTTTCTTCTTTATCTTTAATTTTACTTAAGTCTATTGTTCTTGACTTGATAATATCATATAAAGGTTCTGTCTTTGGTATACTTTTTAATTTCTTACTAAATTCTTCATATCCTAACTTTAAAAAATCATCAAATTTAATGTTTTCATATCTAGCACAATAGAAATCATATAACTGGTCTAAATCTTCTTCATAAGCAAAACAAATAACCATTTCTCTACTTTTTTTGGCTGGGCGTTTTACCTAATATTGCCTCTGAAAGTTCTCTTGAAAACTTTTCAATTTCATTTTCTTCTAACCCTATATCTTGAATAAGGTCTATTAAATCATTTCCAAATTTTTCTTTGCATATTTCATTAAAAACATTAGTTGTTTCTTCTTCTACATAGGCATTAATTAATTCTGTTTTATTTGTATTATCCATATAAGTTTTACCATCTTTTTTTTCTTCAATAGTAAAATCTTTTAAACTTATACCCTCTTTACTTAAATCCATTATCATTCTTACTTTGGCTTTTTGATTAGCACTTTGTATTCTTTTAATTAAGTTAACATCTGCATGGAAATTAAATTCTTTATCTTTATACTTTAGTGTATAATCATCTATTCCATTTTTAACTATTTCGTATTTCATAAATCCTCCTAAAATAAAAGATACCACTTGTTGCAGTGATATCTTGTGAACTCTATATACATTATATCATAAACAAAAAATATAGTCAATACAAGTCAAACTCACTATCGCAAACTCACTTGTAAGTAAGGAATGAAACATAGAAAAATACAGATTTTGTTGGTTTTTTTGATAGTTTTTAATATATTATTTACATAAATCTTCTTTAACACTTTCAACAATATTTGGGACTTCATTTAATTGCCATTTATAATATTTTACTTGTTGATTTAATTTTATATTTTCTTTTATTAAATTATCATTTTGTTCTTTTAAAAATAATATACACATCATAAATATTAAGCCAATCATATATCCTATTAAAAATGCTTTATATTTCATAACCAAAACTCCATTCTACACTTTTTTTTAAATATCTAATTTGTATTTTTATATTTTGCCTTTTATATTTTATTATTAAATAATCTATTTTCCCAATATAATTAGTCTCGTTTTTATAAGTCCATGATATATTATCTATAATTTCACCTATTTCTTTATAGAATAAGTCTGTATTATTAATAATTTTAATCATTTTAATCACCTTTTTTTGATTTTAATATTAGGTTTAGGTAGTTCCATATATAAAATTAACCTATCTCCTTCAATAACCATACCCTCTTGATATATCTCCCTATCTAATGTGTCAATCATATAGTATTTGTTCTGTTCGTTGTCAAAGTTACAAATCCATTCAAATTGTTGTCCGTAACCGTTAACTGGTCTCTTTTTGCCCCAAAGTTCAAACATAACCAATCACCCTTTCTATTGTTAGTCTTTATTATTGATATAATCTATTATTTCATTAATCTTATTTGTTATGTTTCTTAAACAAGTTCCTGTATCGTTTTCAATACTTTCATTTTCTTTTAATTTTTCTATTTTCTTATCTTCTTTAAATGGCTTATTTTCTAATGATTTATTCCAACCATTTGTAAAACATTTTTGTATTTCTCCACAAGCATATCCTAATGCTTCAATTCCTTCTTTTGTTATTGGTTTTGTTTCTTCTTCTATTATTTCTACTTCTCGTTCTGTTAATCCTATACTATTCATTGAATAAATTAGCCATAAATCATCGTGAATATAATCCTTTGTTTCTTCATCATATTCCCATATTGAATTAATATATTTTATTCTTTTTGGCACATCTTCACCATTTGCTATTTTATTTAATAAATCTATTATTTTCATTATCTACTCCTTCTAATATGTTCATATATTTTAATACTTGTTTGAAATAACCTTGACTATATCTATCATTTGCTTTTAACCACTCTCTTAAACTATTCCAATTGGATTGTAATTTATCTTGATATTTAACACAATTCTCCATTAAATCATATAAACTTTTACACATATCATTAGTTATTAAAACTGTCATTTCATCATTAACTTTACTTTGTTTTAAGAAATCGAATAATCTATTTAATTCTTTCAATGTCACTCCACTGCTCATTCTCTTTCACCTAACATTCTTAATAATTTATCTAAATTTTCAACTCTACCGCCATCACAATCTGCAATTATATTTTCAGCATACATAGGGTGTTTAATGCTTTCTTTTATATACTCAACAATATCATCTTTTTGTTTCTTTAATTGTTGATAATCTACTAACATATTTGTTATTGTTAATCCACTTATTAATTCACAATAAGCGTCTTCTTTAAAACTTAATAAATCATAAATTAAATACCTATAACTGCAACTTTCATTTTTACTTATAAGTTTAGCAATAGTATCAAATACCTTTTTTGTTTGTTGTAATCTTATTTCTTTCTCATTCATCACTATCACCTTTTAATATATATTTAATATCTTTTAATCTATAAGTCATTTTGTTACTTATATTCCATAATTCTGGTGTTATTAAATCTATTACTTCAATTGCTTTATCTCTATTATTTTTCAAATTTCTATTATCTCTTTCTACTGCACTAAATCTATTAGCCCACCACGTTACACTTTCATTTGCTTCTTTATAATCAGTTTCTAGTTGTTCATTTTGTTCTTGAGACAATCTATAATCTACTGCTAAACTATCATACATTGCTTCTTTTTTATGTATTTCTTCTTCTAGTTGTTCTACTTTCTTCTCCAACAAAAGATAATCACAATTTTCATTCACTATTATTGAATAATCTTTTTTTAATCTATCATTTTCTTTTTCTAGTTGTTCTATGTATGATAATAATAATTTTGCTCTATCTTTTCTAATTTCTATAATAAAATCATCACATTCACTAGCATATTCTAATTTATTTAATAATTCTTCTATCTCTTTATTTTTCATTATTACCACCTTTGTTTTCTAAATAACTAAATATATGTGCAATTACATCTACTGTCCAAGCATTACCAATAACTTTATATCTTTTGCTATCTTCAAACTTATGACCAGTTAAATAAGTGTAATTTTCAGGTATCGTTTGTAATCTTTCATATTCTAATGGTGTTAATTTTCTCATTCTTTCTTTACTTCCACCATTTACAAAATCATCAGTTATATATGTTGTTGTTCCTGCTCTTTTGTTTGGTACTGTTGTTAATGGTCTTGCTTTTTCTAAGTTTATTTCAGGTTTTACATAAAATTTTTTTGTTCCAGAACTCATTGCATACTTTTGCATTTTTTCTGATAAATAATATTTATCATCAACTTCTTTTTCTAAAATATCTTTAAGTTTTATATTCTTATCTTTTGGGAGTTGTTTTATAGGAATGTTTGTCCAATACAATCTTCTTCTTATTTGACCACTTACTAACGAAGAGTTAATCATAATAGGTTCTACTCCTAATTCTTTTGTAATAAAATTTTTAATTTCTTTGCTCATAGAATTATTGTTTTCATATAAAAAATATTTAGATTTAGTTTCTTTTAATGCTCTCACATATTGCATAAATAATTGACCACCTATACCATCAGGTGTTAATTCTCTTCCTGTGCCTTTTAACCTAGCATTACTCCAATAAGTGCAAGGACTACCACCTATCAGCAAATCTATCTTATCTATTTTTGAATAATCTATATCAAACACATCTCCTATTTGTATAGTTTTAGAATAATTCTTTTGAGTTATATCTATTGCAAAATGCTCTTTCTTGTGTTTCGTATTCGCCCAATTCACTTTCATAATCTCTACTATCATTAGTAAATATTTTTCTATTTTCATAATTTGCATTAAGATATACATTATCTACTTTTTGTAATATTCGTTTGTCTTGACTTCTTATCCATAATTCCATATCATTCACCTACATTATACTCCATTTGTTCAAATTGTTCTTTTGTTAAAACTGATTTAATATTTCCATTTTTTAACCAGAAAAAATCTTCTGCTTGTCCTATATCAATTCTATCTTTTTCAATAAATCTTACTGGTAAACCATTAACATAATCTCCAACTTCTATTAAATCTATTATGTTTGGACTTGATTTGATAACATCATATTCTTTTATACTACAAGTCCAATCATCTATAATTTCGTCATCGTTATAATATAAAGTATCTATTAACCAATCACCATACCCCATGTATTTTTCAATTTTTATTTTGCCTATAATTCCATTTTTAGTCCTCACATAATCATCAACCTTTATTTCCATTTATTATCACTCTCCTTTAATTTGCTATTATTTTCTAGTTGTTTGTTTTTCTTTTTCAATTCATTAAACTCTGCTTTTAATTCTTTATATTTTTTTAATAATTCAACATAAGCATTTACACTTTGCTTTAATTCTTGTTTTAATTTTTCATTCCATTGCTTAACATATTTACCTGTATCATCTTTCTTTTTCTTTGGTTTCATTATTCCACCCATTGTATCTTTCTATCTCGTTCTAAATCTTTGTCTAATTGATAAACTTTTTCTATACTTAAATGTCCATAGTTACTTTGATATCTTTTTTGTTCTGCATCATATTCAAATCTAGCAAAATATTCTCCTTTATGATATAAATTAAAAGGCTTATGTTCTTTTAATTTATTTGATAGACAGTAACCACTCTCGTTCTTCATCTGTTAATTCATCCCTTTCTTTTATTTCTTGATTTAGCCAACTTGGCTCTGGCTCTTTATATTTACCTTTTTTAAATCTTTCTTTTTCTTCTTGTGCTTGTTGAACTGTTTTAATATTATTCATTTTATAATTATGTAATACTACTGATATATACTTAATATTATATTTACCACTTAATATTGCTTCTTTAATTGCATATCTTGTTAATTCATTATCTTCCCATTTAGATATTTCTTCATATTCTAATGGATTTAATGTTCTACCAAAATTTTCTTCTATGAAGTCATATATATTATTATTAATAATAACATTTTCATTTACATTATCATTTTCATTTACATTAACATTATCATTAACATTTACATTAGGTTTTATTTTGGTTTCAGTTAGGTTATTGTTTGGTTTTGTTTTGGTTTTTGGTCTACCACCTTTTTTACCATTTTCATACCTCTTGTTATTTGCTTTCAACTGTGGTATAATTAATGTAAATATACTTTTGCATACTCCTTTTAAATCAATTTCTTCACCATTAAATTGATACTCAAAAATTGCATTGTATATTTGAACTTGGTCTTGTGGGTCAAGTTCTTTTATACTATCATAAAAACTTTTATAAAATATAAAACTATCACGCATACTTATTCTCCTTTTTTGATAAAATAATCTTCTATTTTAGCATCCCAACTAATGCACTTTGTTATGTTATCTGCTAATCTAATAGAACAACTTTTTTTACCATTTAATATTGATGTCAAATAATTTATGCTTATATGTAATTTTTTTTCTGCTAAGTATGTTATTGTTCTTCCTTGCAATACTTTTGCTTTTTCAACTTCTTTAAACTGCCACATATTACACCTCCTTTGAATTTTATATACAAATTAATTATATAATATTTTTTTAAATAAATCAATATTTTTTTATAAAAAAAGAAGTTTTTATTCAACTTCTACTTGTATATCTAAATTTTGGCACTCTTGTATAATTCCATCTATAAATATGCTCATTTCTTTTGTATTATATTCACTTGAGCCTTTCATTACTAAATACCAATCTGCAGGTTTACCATTTAATATTGAACTTTCCTTATATTCATAATACTTAAATATTGGTATTTCTCCTTTTGGAACTGGAATTAACATTGATTGTCCATAATCTTTTAACATTTGAAAATAAACTTCTTCTTTTGATTTACCAACCATATTTGCTATTAAAACTATTAACTTCCATGCTAGAGAGTTTTGATTTTTACTTCTGTTATCTCTTAATGGATTAACTTCAAATTGGCTTTCTTTATCTTGACTATATAACCAATTTATTAATTCTAATGGTTTACCTATCATTTTTAAAATGGCATTTCTAAATTGTCTTGTGGTAAATCATTTTTTAAATCATCTTTAGGTTTTGCTGATAAAAATGTTACTCTATCTACACTAACATAAGTTCTGTATTTTTTTTCTCCATTTTTATCTTCATAACTATCACTTCTTAACGAACCTTTAACACCTATCATATCGCCTTTTTTAACATAGTCTTTCATCATTTCTGCTATTTGTCCCCAACATTCACAATTTATAAAATCTGTTTCATATATTCCTTCTTCATTTTTAAAAGGTCTATTTATTGCTATTGTAAAATTACAACATGCTTTATTGCTAGTTGTATATCTTAATTCAACATCTTTAACTAATCTTCCTACACCTATATAATTATTCATTATTTTTTCCTCCCTTTCAATATTTTATTTAATTCTTTTAATTGTTCTAATGTCATATCTCTATCACTTTCTACTTTGAAATATTTCATCATTTCTTCTCTATCTGTTCCCTGTTCAAACATCATATTTGAATTATCTATTATTAGTTTATTCATTTCTTGTTGTTCTTCTTCACTTGGTAATTTTTTCCCAGTTGTCAATTCAATTATTTTTAATAGTTTTTCATCTTTTGAATTATCTAATAACCAATCTATATAATCATTTGGCAATTCATTTATTTTTTTACCTTTATGTTTTCCAAATTCTAATGTATAATTATCTGCTTCTTCTTTTGTTACTTCTTGATTTTGTATAGCATTTTGCACTTCTTCTGCACTTGCTACACTTGTATCTATTCCTATTCCACACATACCTAATGCTCTTCCTACTGCACTTGTTTCACAATTTTCTATATAAGAAGTTTTATTTATAAAAGTACTATTTTCTTTTTCATAAGCAGTTCCTGTCGCTAATAAATAACCTTCGTTGTCTAATATTTCTGCTCTAAAAATACATACTCCATTTTCATTGCTTATCATTTCAGTTTTTATTGTTCCGTTTGGATATAACATCCTAAATACTTTTATTCTTTGATTAACTTCGGCATAATCTTTTCCTTTAATATCAGTTGTTTTTATTTGTTCATTTGCTATTGCTAAATCTAAATATTTCATTATTTCATCCCTTTCTTATATTGCTGGTCTTTTATATCCCAACCTTTGTATTTTGATTTCATGTATTTTGTTATTATTTCTAATATTTCTTGTCTTTCTTTTTTTGTTCCATTATCAAATTTATAGTGGCATTTGTTAATTGTAAAATTACTACATAATGTTACAATATTTGTTTCTATTCCTAAACCTCCATGACTTCTTGATAATATATGTGCATTGGGCATTACATTAAACTTATTACCACATACTACACATTTACCTTTATCTCTTTCCCATACTATTTCTTTTACTTTTTGAGAAATATCTGTTGCTTTTGCTCTTTTACTTTTCATGTCTACTATTTAAAATTAATCTAATATATCCTGTTAATGTTAATCCTTTTGCTTGTGCTTCTTTTTTTAAATCTGTTTTCAATTTTTCATCAATATTTAAAAACATTATACCTCTCCTTTCTATATTAATTATATATCATTTTAATAGTTTTTTCAAGTAGTATTTAAACATTTCTAAATCATTTTTAAATATCCATTTTCCACACCAACTACATGAAGTTTTATTATATTTAGCAGTAGGAGTTATAATTACAGAATGTCCACATCTGCAATATCTTTTATATTTTGCTAATTCTTCTTGCAATTTTATTTCTTCATTCATTTTTTTCATCCCTTAATCTATTTATATATTTTTGCATGCCCCCTACTTTACCTGCTGTCTTTCTTCTTTTTTGTTCTTTCTCTTTTAATTGATATTTTAAATCTTCTATTTCTTTATTTTGCTCATGTATTTGCGTAATAAAACTTTCTTCTCTACTAATTAATGTTTTCATTAATTTTAAATCTGTTTTCCTAACATTTGTATAAATATCCGTTTCTTTAGGTATTCTAGGAAATTGTATTCTTAACCAAAATTTTTCTATAACCCCCAACTTCCTAGCCTCTTTCATTATCTCTCCTTTTATCTCATATCTTTAAATTCAAAATTATCTCTTATATATTCTTTATAATCATTATATTCATCTAATAAATTCTCGTATTCAATGATTAAATCTTCAATAATTGATAAGCATTTGTCTATTGTAACTTCACAATCAATAATATCATAATCTGTCAAAGTTATTTCCTCAATCTTATCAATAAGTTTTTGCTCTAATTTCATTTTTATTCCTCCTTACATTTTAATTATAATATATTTTTAATATAAAATCAATATATTTTTTTAAAATAATTAAATTTCCTTTTATTTTCATTTTAAAGCATTTTTTATCAAAGTAATGTAATTATATTAGAAAAGTATTTTTAAACGAATATGATACCTTAAAATGCTTTTTAAAAGGTAATTTAAAAGAGGAAACTATTTATTCCTCTTTTTTTCTAATATTTTTTTATTTTCTTTTATTATTTCCATTCTGTTTTCATATTCTTCAGGATTGTTTTTTTCTAAATAATGAAGTTCTTGATGAGTGTCTGCGGACAACAAATAACTTTCTTCATATATTGTGTGATGAGTAATACGGTAAGGTGGGTCATGATGTAGTTGCAAATTACAATTCTTATACTCAATCATATTATACATATCCACCCTACCACATTTTAAAAATAATTGTTGTTTTACTTGTTTAGTATTGGCTTTACTTCTATTTTTACTCATTTAATTTGAATAGCATCTATTTCTTGTCCTATAATTCCAGCATATCCATTGTTACTATCATTAGTATTATAACCAGTTACCCATGGTAACCACCTGTTTTGCCTTCTTAAATGAACTCTATATGTTAGTCCTTTTGTATCAGACTTAATCATAAAGGCATCTATGGGCTTATTATAAAGTCCTGCATAATCACTTCTATTTTTAACTTCTGGAAGCCATTTGCCACCTTTATAATGAACTCTTAACCATACATTACCACGATTAGCATTAGCATATACACAACAAACATCATGTCCATATATTCCTGCATAGTCTATATCATTTATAACATTTGGAAGCCATTTATTTTTTACATCATCCCATGTTTGATATTTTATTTCAAAACTTGGTGTAATTGTTTCACTTCCCCCCATTTTACTACGAACCATGTTAAGAAATCTATCCCAACCTTTATCCATAGTTCTATGAGGACAATATTTTTTATTTGGAGCATAGTCATAATGTCTTTTTACTCTATCTATTCCCCAACCATATTCTTTTAATAATAAAGCGATTAGTTCTGCTGCATTTTCTTCGGCTTTATCAAATCTACTTCCTCCACTTAAACTATAACATATTTCTATTGCTATAGTTTTTCTATTACCTGGACCATTTCCATCAGAAGCATGCCAACCATTTCTATTTAGTGGTAATCCTTGAACTGCTTGTATGTCATCTACTGCATAATGATAACTTATCTCATAATTATTATTAGTCATATAAGATATTTCATTTAAAGCACTAGCATCATTTGCAGTATTATGAACTGTTATTCCTATTGGTGTCATTGTATAAGGACATTTTATTGAATATTTGCTTTGTGGAACTAATCTTTGCACTATTTTAACCATAATATCACCTATTCAACTGGTAAAGCATCAAAAGTTGCTTTGTCTATAAATCCAGGGTCATCATTACATACTATTATTCCTGTTTTTGTTGTATCATCTACAAAAGCATATTGATAATTTGTAAATGCTTCTACTGTTGCTCTTGGTAAATCTATATATATTTTTTCAATACTAGATTTAGGAAAAGCATATCTTTTAAGTCCTGCATTTGTTATAGCAGAACCTATCCATACCTGTTTTATCTGATTACAATTAAGAAAGGACATGTTATTTGAAGTAGAACCACTTAAACTTGTTACATTTCTCATTGATATTTTTTTCAAAGCAGAACTATTACTAACAACTCCACCATCTAAAGAAGTAACGCCATCAGGGATTTGACTAAATGACACTTTATAACAATTATTGAACGAACCCGCCCCTATTGAGATTAATGAATTAGGCAAAGAAGTTAATTCTAAATTGTTACAATTGAAAAATGCATTTTGTGAAATAGTTGTAAGAGTAGTTGGCAAAGTTATACTAGTCAATCGGTCTTGGTTTCCAAAAGCATTCATTCCAATTGCAGTGGTTCCTTCTCCAATAGTAACATTTTGAATATAATTATAAAAACTAGAACCACTTTTATATTGAGAATAGAACACTTGATTTGGTATAGTTGTGTAACCAACAAAATTAGCAGAAGTAGGATAACCATTAGCATTCCAATTACTAAATATTACTCCTGTTGTTGGTGTATCTCCACCTACACTTACATTTGCACTTGCATAATTAGTTACATCATAAGTTCCATTTGCACTTATATTTAATGTTCCTGTAGGTTGTGGTATGTTTGTAATTACACTTACACTGCTTAAACCATCTTTTCCTTGTGTTGGTGTTATAGTTGTTGTAGTATTTGAAGTTATTGTTACTTCTTTAGTTTCTAAATTAGGTTGAACATTTGTTGTTATTGTTGCTTTTTTTAACCCATCATACCCTTCATCAGGATTTACAACTGTTGTTCCATTACTTGCAATTGTTACATTTTTATTATTTTGAAGGGTGGCAGAACCTCCACCACCACCTGCTTCTTTTCCTAATAAATAACTTGTTATATCCATATTATACTTCCTTCCATGTTTCACTATCTGCATCAAAGAATGATATTGTTTGAGTATCTATTTCTATAAATACACTGCCATTACCTATTTTTTTATCTCCTATTGTTGTTGGTTTTTCATCTGTTGACATTCCTCTTAATTCTGCATAGATTGTTTGCCCATCTTCTGTATTTTTAATATTATCATTTTTGTAAATAGTTACCATATTTATTCCTCCTCTTTTTTAGTTTTTTTCTTACTTATTTTATCTTCTAATTTATCTACTCTAGTTGATAAAGTAGTTAAATTAGTATTTATTGCTACAAGAGTTTTTTGTATATCATCTAAAATCTTGTTGTTGTCTTTCATTGTTGTATTTATAAAATAAATCATAAATGCTACACATATTACTCCTATTCCATTATCTGTTATCAATTTAATAATTTCTTCCATTTTATTCCTCCTAATTTTATTTTGTATAATATACTATTAATGTTACTGTCCCACTTCCCCATGATACATCAAATTTTACATTCATATTTCCGCTTATATGTCTTATTTCAGTAGTTGGATTAGAAAGTGTATATTCATTATTATTTGAAGAATTATAAAATGTCCCAAAACAAAATCTCATTTTATAATTATCATTTAGTGCTCCAATATTATAATTTGAGTTACTAAATGTTCCAGTAGATGTTAGAACAATTCTATATAAATCACTTCCATCAATCCATTTGCCTATTAATTGTTCTGTTGTAGAAAAAATATTCATTAAATTTGTTGAATTAATTGCTCCTACTAAATTTGTTGTTGTTGTTGTTGTTAAATTAGATAAATCGCCTATGTTATTAGCATTATTATTTACTACACTTTTGATTTCATTCATATCATTATCTGTTACTTTATTTACATCTGCTATATCAGGATTAACATTTAAAGCAACTTTATTATCATAAGTTATTGTTTGAACTGCCATAATTACCTCCTATTCTACCCTTACATCTTGGGTTATAGTATATGTCCTTCCTACATTAAAAGCACCTTCTATTGTTTGATAAGAAGTATTCTCATCATTTGATATTATCTCTATATTTGAAATAGCCTTTGATACATAAATTGTAAAATTATATGTTGCTATTCCATTTGTTATTGTAGGTATTCCAACTGTCTCTATGTCATTAGTATTATCTGTATAATTAATACGAATTTTATTAGCATAGACATTTGAATAATCTAGTATTTGACTTGCAGAACTATTTAGTCTTGAAGCACCTGGATTGTTTATTATTTCATTTAAAGGATTATTTGAGTTTTTCATTACTAAAGTATTAAAGAAATTTATATCTAATACCTCATAGATGTTCTTTGCAATATTTTGCACATTATCATTTAAAATTACATTAGTTTCACTTAATAAATCTTCTTTTGCTATTGTTGTATCATTTAAAAATGTGTTAGGAACTTCTATTGTTGATATAGTAGTATTTCCATTTATGTTTAGATTATAAAGATTTCTAGCAAATATTATATTATCATTGTTATCATATAAAATACCACTATTAGGTTTCATGCAATTTATATCTTCATAAGGAAGTCCATTATAGTCAAATTGATTAAATACAAAAGGTATTCTATAAACTGTGTTATTTGATTGTAAATTAAATGAATAAAGGTTATATTGATTAAATGATACTTGCATATTTAAGGCATATACATCTGTATTTACAATAAGTGATTGATACACATTATTTTCTATAATAAGTCCACCATAAAAATCATAATAACTACCTGATGGAACTAAATACCAAAAGTATGTATTTATATAATCTGTATTTATACCATAAGGAATAAACTGCCCTAATATTCCACTATAATTTGAACTTTCATACAACTTATGTATACCATTATTTATTCTAAATATATGTATTTTTGGAGTGTTTGTTTGTTCGTATGCTATTACATAAGCATTATCTTCACTTAATATAACAGAACTCATTAATAAAGCATCAAATTGTCCTATGCTAGATGTATCTATTCCTGTATCATAAGTATTTAGTAAACTTATTGAACTACCACTATTTCCATATACATAAACATTGGTATTAATTGAAGTTTCTTTTCCACCTATTAATCTAAATGTTATTTCTCCTTGACTATCCCAACTTGCCCATCCACCTGTTATATTATAAGAGTCGCTATCTCCAATTGCATAATCGTATTGTGTCCATTCATTACTTGAACCTACATTTATTGTATACTCAATAGCACATGGTCTTTTATGACTACTAACTAATCTTGAACCATATATAAAATAATTACCACCATTTGGATTTTTTGTTATGTTTATTAATGTAAAATTATTAGGATAATCAGTAGTTATGTTGTATGTTTTTTGCATTACATATCTATAACTTGATTGATTTGGTGTTTTCAATAATATATTATTTAAAGTAATAAATCTATAATGAGAACCATCTGTATCTATGCCATAGAAAGTTCCATTTAATGCTTGATTTAACCTTATAAACTTATTCATTGTTGTTCCACTTGTATAAGTATTTGTTCCCTCTATTACTCCAAAATTACTATCTAATATTATAATGAACCCAAAATTAGAACCCTGTCCATAACACAAATAATTATCATTTTGATTACTTTTTATTATATCTATTATGTAAGGTAAAGAACCACCTGTATCAAAGTTATCCATCATATATTGATATAGATTGTTTGTTATAGTTTCTACTGAACCAAATTGAGGCTCATTTATTCCACTATCTTCTGTAAGATTACCAGTTAAATATTTTAATACTTTATCTTTAAAATCTTGTGTCATAACTTACCTCCTATTTAGTTAATGGAGCATCCAATATTGCATTTAAAATATTGTCTCCTGCTGGTGTTACTTCTGTTATTGTTAAATTATCCCATATTATATTTGCAGTATTTTCTATATCAATATTTCTTGTTATGTATTCGCCAGCACTTATATTACCTGCTGTTTTATTTCTTTGATTATCAAACCAATTTATTGCAGTTTCACTATTAAATGAACTTGTTAATTCATAAATATAAAATACTGTTCCTGTAGTTGCTATTATTTGAGTTGATTTTCCTTTTACCATATAATCTTTTTGCAATTCTTGAATTGGAGCATCAAAATACACACTTTGTCCTATATTATATATATCTTCTTGTGTTGTTAATTTAAGTGTTATTTCAGCACTACCTTTATATTTTAAATAAGTCAACCCTATTAATTCTAATTCTTCTGTTGATAAAACATCATTTCTTTGTTCATATCTTGCTACTACACCTTTTCTGCCTGTATTTTGATTAATTCTATCTACTTCTGTTGTATTATATAAAACTTCTCTTCCTTTTACTAATGGTGTATAAGTTACTGCTATTTGTGTTCCTGCAGTATAAGAATTATCAGTTGATAAAGTATTTTCTCCAGGATTATAATAAAATTCTGCATCTATACCCATTTCTTTTTCTTCTAATGTTGCATAAGTTACTGCTACTCCATTTACTGTTATATTTTTAATTAAACCTATATTAGTTGATGTTACATAATTTTGATTGTATCCATCTGCTAAAATAATTTCATTATAATCACTACCACCAAATACTTCATCTGATAACATTATTTGTTTGTTACGATAATCTCTAGTTCCATAATTAAAAGTTAAGTCTACTACTTTATTGTTACACCACCAATTTTGGTTATATTCTATATCTTGTCCTGTTGGCATTAATGTAGGGTCATAAAAGTCAATCGCTATTGTGTTTTCATCAATCATTCTTGTAGTCCATCTTGAACCACTTATATCTGCTAGGTATTGTAAAACATCATAAGCACTCTTCTCTTGTGTAGAATAAGCACCAATTATTTCATTTGGGTCTAATATATTAATATTACCTATTTCAAATCCATATTGTGCTACTGCATTTACTACCATTTGTATTGCTTCTGGTATTGTTTTATTTGATATTACAAAGTCTAAATATTCTCCTGTTGATAGAAAGTCTTTAAAATCTAATATCTCTAAACTACAATATTTTGGCTCTCTAGGATTTAAACTAATATTTCCTGTGTTCTTTACCATACCAGCAAATATTAAAGTGTCATCTTGATATATTAAACATTTGGAATAGTCTTGTGGATAATAAAATCTGCTTGTATAATCGTGGTCTAGTTCCCATGATTTAGGATAACAATTATTTAGTATAGTGGAAGAAGTAGAAAGCATTTCTTCTTTAATAGTAAATTCTTTATCACAAACTACTTCTTCTCCTTCTATATACATTTTAATCATAGTCCTGCTCCATAATTGAAATCATTTTTAGCACCACCACTAAAAGTTTTAATTGAATTAACCATTTGTCCTAATGGGTCTTGTTGTATGTCTACATAGTTATTATTTATTATGTTAGGACTAAAATGCATACCACTTGTTGCTGATACTTGTGGACTTATACTAAATGTTTCTGCTATTTGTTTTTGTACATCTGATTGCATATCATCTAATGCTTCTGTATATCCTAAAATTGAATATCTACCTATAATTGCAAATTCTTTTGATGGAGAGTGTATTCCTAAAATGCCTTTTAAACCACTTAATATTGATTTACCTATACTTTTTACTTTTTCAACTACCCAATCCTTCATTGAACTTAATCCATTCCACAAACCTCTTAAAATGTCTTTACCTATTTGTTTTAAATCAATATCTTTAAATGACTTAATCATTTTAACTACGATTTCTCCTATTCTTGCTAACAAAATAGGTATAGAATTGATTATTCCTGCAATTAAGCCACCTAATAATTGAGCACCTGCACTTAAGAATAATGGTAAATTATCTATTAACATAGGTATTATACTTAATATTGCATCTATTATTTGTGGCATTAAACTAGGTAACATTTCTGCTATCAACAATATAATATCAGGTAACATTTCTATAATTGCAGTAGTTATTGATAACAAACCTTCAATTAATGGTGGTAATAATGTTTTAATTAAACTTGGAAGTGCTTTAATTAATCCATTTACAAGTGTTACAACTGCTTGTATAAGACTAGGTAATACTTGTTCTATTAAACTTGGTAATATTACATTTATCTTTTCTATTAATCCAGGTAAAGCATTTGCTATTCCAATTAATACTCTTTCTATTACTGGTAACAAATTTTCTGCAAGTTTTTCTACTGACATCATTAAATTTTCAATAGGCTTAGTTAAATCTGCATCTTTTTTACCAAACTCTATTAATAAATTTTCCCATGCTGATTTAGTCATATTAAACGAACCTGTAATAGTTTTCATTGCTTCATTTGCAGTAGTTCCTGATATTTTTAAATTATCTTGAACTACTTGAATAGCATCTATAATATCACCAAAATTTTCTATATCAAATGTTTTACCACTTAATTCACTTGCTCTATCTAATAATTGTTGCATACCTTCTTTTGTTCCTGAAAATCCTAAGTTTAGATTATCTAAAGTAGAATACATACCTTTGGCAAGTGCTTGATATACACCAGTTAATTCTTCAACTGAATATTTACCATAAGTGTTAGCATTATCTGCTATTTGTTTCATGGCTTTGTTTGCATAATCTGCTGTCTTATCTGCATCTCCACCAAAATCCATTAATAATTTTGCTGAAAAAGCAGTTGTTGCTGACATATATTTATTAGCACTCATACCAACATCTTTAAATGCTTCGTTGGCATATTCCATTACTTTTTTAGAACTATCACCATAAAGTTTTTCTATACCACCAGCAAGTTGTTCATAATCTGCAAAGGATTTTACACTATCACTTACCATTTTACCAACTGCAACTGTGGCTGCTCCTGCTGCTACACCAATTCCTTTGGCTACTGATGAGGCAATAGAACTAATCTTTGCACTTACAGATTTAGTCTTGGTATCAAAATCTTTTGTGTCTCCAGTAAATCTTGTTTGAACTGTTGCTCCTTCCATGTTCTCACTTCCTTTCTATTAAAAAAAGTGAGGTTTTTGCCACCCCACCTTTAAAGGCTTTTAACTAGAAGCAA